CTATAAAATCTCAAACAGTTCTGTATTCTTCGCCCCAGTCAGTGACTTCAAATCCACAACAGCAACCGTATCCAAATGCCGAAGCTCCTCCACACAGTTGCAGGCCCTGCCAGCGGAGAAAAGATAATAGATATTATCATAAAACGGACGAACCAGCGTTGTCGCCGCCTCTATCTTTTGAAACGCTTCCTTGGGAAATCCTTCTCGAATATCGCCCCAGATCTTTACATAGATCGTGTGATCCTTTGTTTCCTGCACATAATCAAAGCGAACGCCGTTGACTGTTACATTCTGCTGCTTTGGGTTATCAAAACGTAGAATTTCATCCCAGCAATAGTCACTGTAGTTCTTCTTCATCCACTGCCAGCAAACTTTTTTGAAATATTCTACAACAATTGCACAGTCAATATCATCCGCCAGCTGCTGCAAATTGCTCCCTTCAAGTAGTTTCAGGCGGCATCCTTGAGACGGAAACACATAATCATCTACCGCCAAAATGCCGGTTTTCATCAGCTCAAGCGCGTTATTGTCAATAGCGGAGGGGTCGGCAAGGTTGCTCGTCTGCACTTCCTTTTCCAATGCGCAGCGGAGGTCTGTGGCATTCGCGTCGAACTCCGCCCAGATGCGAACCGCTTCTTTGCGCAGGTTTGTTTCTGCATCTTGGAGCTGGAGCGTGGCGATCTGCTTTTTCATTGCGTCCGTTCCCGCGTCCTGCAAGGTCTTTCGTGCCTGCTCTACTGCGTTATACGCGGCGGTGTATTTTTCCCGTGCCTCCTTGAAAGCGGTGTCAAGGTCTTTTGCAAAGTGGTTATACTGGCTCATTTCGTAGTCCTTTCTGTTGCAAATAGGGTGCAACTCCCATTGTCGTACATCATACAGTTATCGCCGCAGGCCATCCCGCCGGATAGGGGGCAACGTTTCCCGGTCTGTGCCGTTCCTGGCCTGCATCTGTCCCCGCTCATAAAGGCGCAGTCATCACCCCGGCAAACGGGGTCCATGGCCGTTGAAAATGGGCAGGACTTCCGGCGGGGCGCTGGTTCATAACTGCGGGTTGGCGATTCTGTCCCCATCGGTACAGTTCCGAATGTGGTACGAACCATCGGCATATATTCTTTGCAAGCTTCCCCCATCCATCTGAACCGCTGGCCGTTGCTGTCAACTTCCGGGTATTGATCAAAAATAGACATTTTTACACCTCCTTATCAATCGTCTTCGTGGAAAACCGTCTTTTTACCTCCTGAATCCTTGAACAAAGTAGCTGATTCATAGCTCACCTCAAAAAGCGGGGTGTGGTAGCCTGTATGATCTTTCAGCAGTTCAAGATTTGCGTCATACATGGCGCAGTAAGCGGGGATGACCTGCTTGCCCCACGTCTGTTCATCAATCGCGTGGGAACAGTGCGGGCATTCTCTGGCCTTGCCATATCGAATGTCCCGGCGGTAAACCTCCCAAATACCGCCGCAGTAGTGGCATTTGATTCGTAAATAGCCCATATTTTCACCCCCTTTCTTATGCGGAAACGCCCTTTTTGTAAATCACACGGTCAAGGGCATAGGCAACGGCGTCAATCGTGTGGTTATCCTTATCCGGGAGAACGGAAAGAAAGTTTCCGTCCTTATCCGTGGCATAACTGTAGTTTACAAACTCCCGGTATGCTTCGGGGGTTCGCTTCGGGTCAATGACAATGCGGCGGTGCTGTAACCATTTCACGCGGTATTCCACACACCCGGGGAATTTCCTGCATGGTATGCACTTGATTCCCTCGGCCTGAATGTCGGCGATACTCTTAGGCTCCGCGCAATCGGCGGTAATGGTGTACTGCTCCGCATACTCGCCCACATAATAGGCATAGCTTACTTCCTGGCTCCTGTCGTAGTGGCGGCGCTTGATCTCGGCGGCGATCTGCCTGTTTGACCAGTGCCGTTCATAAATTTCATTCAGAAAATAAACGGTGTCGGTCTTTCGGTCATAGGCCACACGCACTAAGGCGCAAGGGTCAACCGCGAAACCGAAGTCAAGCCCCATGAAGATATAGCCCATCTCGTTTATTTCTGCGTCGGTGATCTCCCGGATCTCCAAATTGGGGAATACCTCGCCGCCCGTTCCGGTTGCTATGCCCATGTATTCATGCTCATATGCCTTGTAATTCAGCGCTTTCAACCGCTCGGCCTCATACAGAAACGCTTCACCCAGCCACTCCGTGGGAACTTGCGTGTAATTAGTCAGCAGTGTGACGGCCTTTTCGTCCGGCTCCTGTATGAATACGTTCGCCCAGTTGTTGGCACTGATGGGAGGGTTAAAGCTACGAAAAACAATTGCGCTGCTGCCCCGGCCTCTCAAGACAGACTGCATAACATTTCGGGTGAAGTTGGCGCCGGGAAGCTCTTAAAATTCCTCAAACCAGATATAGCGAAACGTACCGCGCCGTGGCTTGATGGATTTCAGCTTGCTTGCATCGTCCAGACCACGGAAAAGAATTTCCTGCCCGGTGGGGAGGTATGTATAGCTCATGGGGCTTACACGCCCCCGTCACAGGCAAGAAATGCCCAACGTGTCTATTTGCCCAGCCGATTTGTGAATAGCAGCTATCGCGCAAGGTGTTGCCCACTGCACGGAATACAATGGCGTTTGATTCCCCATCCTGCATGATTCCGCTGACGATCTCCACAGACACAAACGACGATTTGCAGGAACCGCGCCCGCCGGGGAGGTTGTATGTGCTGTGTCTCCCTGCCTTGACATCGTCGTGTAAGGGGTAGTATACAGGCGCTATGTGCTGCTTCACGTCGATGCAGTCGATCAGGGCTTTTGCTTCCTGCTGCCGCCGTCTGGCGGCATTGCTTGCCCTCACACGGCTTTTTAATCGGTCATAATACATCCAGCTTCCCCCTCGGTGCTTTCCATTTCCTTGAGAATGTCGTTGAACTCAGTGAACCGCAGTGCGTAATCAAGCAAGGTTCTGGCGGCTGACACTTGAGTGATACTGGATTCTTCGTCGTCCTCCACGATCTTGCCCAGCCGGTCTATTGCAGCGGTCAAATTCTGCTGCAGCTGCCGGGTTGCGCTGTCCATGATTCCAGCGGCGGCCTGTTTATAGGCCGCCCGGAACTCCGGGTCATCGAAATAAGTGCGCATAGTACGCTCTGAAATACCTGCCGCTTTGGCCGCTTCTTTCTTCGTGCGGCTGGTCAACAGAGCAGCAAGTAATTTCTCTTTTTTGTGGGTCAAAGCCCCACCTCCTTCCGCTTTTGGCCGGTTTTTGCCGGGAAAACTTGTCGTTCATGCGATTCACACCCCATACCAGCAGGCAATGGCTTTGCAGATTTGCTCGTATTCGGAGCATGTTGCGGCCAGTTTGCCAAGCTGTTGCTTCGCGTCCTCATATTGCCGCCAGCGTTCCGCCTCGCGTCTGGCGGGTGGCGGTAGGGCGGCAATGGCTTTTTTGATCAAGTCCACGACTTTACCTCCCACCGCCCGGTGCGGTCAACGAAGCGGTTCACCGGCGCCCACCACTCCAGTTTCGCCGTGCCGCATCTGCCATGCCGGTTCTTTGAAACATCGATGAGGTACTCCTGTGGTTCTGCCGGGTCTCGCTGGATTTCTGTCTGTCCGTATTCAGGGCGGTGAAGCAAGAGAACGCCGTCAGCGTCCTGCTCGATTGCACCGGATGACCGAAGCTGTGAGAGTTTAGGGCGGGTGTCTGCGCTGCCGGTGGCGGATTCCCGGTTGAGCTGGCAGAGAGCGATAACCACGCAGTTCAGACGCTTGGCAAGCCTTTTCAGGTCGCCGGAAACCTGGGTGATGCGTTCGTATTCGCTTGCTTTTCTGTCTGCGGCGGACAGAAGCCCCAAATAGTCCACCATGACCACTTGAGCGTGGACGTTCCGCGCCTGAATTTCCAGTTGCGGCACCGTCAGCGACGGAACTGCCAGAATGTGCAGCTTCCTCTCAGCCAGCGCGCCGCAGGCAGCGATCACGGCAGTATCTTCCGCCTCCGTCGTCTTGCCGAAAAGGAGCTTGCCGAATGTGCATGGAGCGGGCGAGAATGCCGCTACACGGCGGGCGTTCAGCTCGTCGGCGCTCATTTCCAGTGAGGCATACAGGACGATGTTTTCCCGCGCCATCATGTCGGCCAGAGCAATACCTAAAGCGGATTTGCCCACGCCGGGGCGGGCAGCAATGACATACAGGCCGCCACGCGCAAAACCGCCCAGAATACCGTCGAGGGACGGAAAGCCCGTTTTGACTGCCTGACGCTTTGGGGGACTTGAGACATAACATTGTTTTGCACCTCCTGCTCGTTTAGTGTAACATCATTCTACACCATGCAGCTTGACATATCTTTTTGAATGTGTTATAATTCACTTGGATTGAAAGGAAACATCAGAAGGAGGAAGACGGCTTGTGGATTTGTGCATTACTGGAAAAATCGTTACGATCAGCAACGGACTAGACGGGGCGTGGGTTTTGGGAACGCCGAATAATGCGATTGGGAATGTTGTGTCGGTCTTATGCTCTGAGTTTCAAGGCATTGAGTATCGCACAAGCGAGGAACACGCTCTTCATATTGTCAATTCAATTAGGAATGCCATTAAAGACGGGACTCGTTCTGAATCGGACTGGAAAACCCTATGGGGAATGAGAATTTCCCACGATGACGTGTTTACAATTCTCCAATTTCTGAATGATTCAAACAAGTGGTATGTATCTACTGTGAATGGGAAAGTTCAGAAGCTACCATACAAGGTCGAATTAACAATGCAGGATGTAGAGTTGTGGCGTATACGCCGACACATAACAAACTCGGTGATTCCTGATGACTGGCTGAACATTGACTATTCAAAAGGGCTTAGAATGACGAATATACAAAGCATATACGACGTGGTGTATGGTCTGCTCTACTACTATGCAATCAACGGCCTGAAATTGGCAAAATGTGAACATTGCGGGCAGTGGTTTGCAACTACCTCATTCAAAAACAAGTATTGTTCTCGGAAATCCAACTTTCCCGGATATGAGCACCTACCATGTGAACAGGCGGTTCGGAACATACTCCAGCGGTGCGGGCGAACGAAAAACCGCATTGAAACAAAAATGAGGGCTGTTTCCTATTCTCATCCGAACATTGATGTTTTTTGTGAAAGTTTTTGCAAAACCTGTGATAACCTCTATTATCAAGCTAAAAGCAGCCCAACAAAGGAAAATCTTAAAAACTATATGGATTTTCTATATAGAACAGACAAAGAGAGGGGATGGCTTGAATAATGGCAACGATCAAAAAGCGGGGTAATTCTTATCTGATCCGCTGCTATGACGGTTACGATCAGACCGGGCGGCAAATTGAACGGACGATGGCATGGAAAATCCCACAGGGCATGTCCGACAAAAAGGCAGAGCGGGAAGCCCGCCATCAGGCAGAGCTTTTTGAAGAAAAGGTACGCACTGGGCAGAGCGCAGAGAAGAAAATCAAGTTTGCGGACTTCTGCGACCTTTGGATGAAGGACTATGCACAGGTACAGCTTCGCCCCAAAACCATCAAGCGATATCAAGGGCTACTGGAACGCATTAAGCCAGCTTTGGGGAGTATCTATCTTGACCGACTCCGTCCCACGCACTTGACGGCCTTTTACCGGGAGCTTGCGGAAGTTTGCAAGGCACCCACATACACTGCAAAGATCGATCTGAGAGCGTACTTGAAACAGCATAAGACCACACAAGTCAAGCTGTCAGAAGACTCCGGGGTCTGCACCTGTACCGTTCGCTCTATCCTGCTGGGCAACGCCGCCACCGAAGAAACGGCGAAAAAATTAGCCGATGCTTTACACATCGACTTTGACAAAGTATTTCAGCCGTCGGGAGAACCTGAACCCCTTTCCGGCCAGACCATTCTCCACTATCACAGGCTGATTTCGGTTATTCTGCAAACCGCCGTAGAATGGCAGTATATCCCTGCCAATGTTGCAGAGCGGGTAAAACCGCCGAAGGCAGAGGCAACAGAGGCGATCTATCTGGATGACAAACAGGCAATTCATCTTTTGGAGCTGTTGGAGGATCAGCCGATTTACTACCGTACCGCCGTCACCGTCCTGCTGTTTACAGGTATGCGCCGAGGCGAATTGATGGGGCTGGTGTGGAGCGATATTGATTTTAATCATAACACTATTACCATTCAGCGGGCAACCCAATACCTCCCGGATATGGGCGTATTTACAGCCGAAACGAAAACCAAATCCAGCCACCGGGTCATTAAAGCCCCCGCCACGGCGATTCACGTCTTGAAGCAATACCGCACATGGCAGCGGATCACTTTCCTGCAAATGGGGCAGCCGTGGGAGGAAGGACAGCGAGTATTTGTTACGCAGAACGGAACACCTATGCACCCGGACACACTGACAAGCTGGTTTGGCAGCTTTATCAAAACCACCGATCTCCCGCCTATACATATCCACAGCCTCCGGCATACAAACGCTACCTTGCAAATTGCCAACGGCGTGGCGGTCACCACCGTGGCGGGCACATTGGGGCACAGCACGGCCAACACCACAACAAAGGTTTATGCCCACGCCATTCAGAGCGCCGCCGCTGCTTCTGCGGAAATGATGGATAACCTTCTGAACCCGGCGAAAAAACAGGCATAA